TGACAGTTTCACCTGCCATCGGGTTCTTGGTCGGATCAGCCAAGGGTGATTTAAGCATTTGACCAGCTTGCTGCATCATAGCCATCTCTTGCTGTTGCTCAGCTGCTGCTTGGTTCTCTTCTTGAATCTGATCAATAGACTTGACAAGATTCAGTACGTCGATACCTTGTGCAGCTGCCAGACGTTTGATAGCTTCGTCAGCATTGATGTATTGCATCAGTGCCTCAGGTCCAAGCGTCTGAGCAATGGTCATAATGAAGGCAGTGAGAGACTCACGATCTTGACCTCTACCAAGAGCATTAATACCTGCGACAATAGTAGGATTAACCAGATCTTTAGGAATACGTGGGAGTTGTCCACTACGTTGCAGTACTAGAAGCTTACGGTTAAGGTATGGTAGCAGGAACTCAACAGTCAACAGCGAGAACAAACCGCCAAGCTGTTGTTCAAGTTCAAGCTGTGTAAGCCGGACCTCTTCAGCAGTAGTCCGTTCGGACTGTCTTACATTGAGAATAAGGAATGCCTCAGCCAAGCGGCGCTCAAGCTGCTGCATCATAGTCATAGCGGTGGTGAAGTCAGCTGTTTTACCAACCTGCACAACACCAATGTCTTCTGGTCTGCCTTGAACGATCGCACCGTTGCCTGCCTTCGCCAGCGTCTGGGCTTTAGTCGTGCTTGAGGGTGATACCACGAAGACGACTTTAGCGGCTGCTGCAGAGCCTTCTACGAGGGACTGGGAGAGTGCATTAAGCGACTTAAGATCTCCCAAGAATTCCTCAACTCTACCCCGTCCATAGTTTTCGCCATCGACAGAATTAAAGCGCAGTACAAGCCAAGGACTAGCATCCTTTGGAGCTTTGCTATCGGAGCCAGGAAGTTTTTTGCCATAAGCCTCTTGATACCACAGCCAGCGGTTGTTGTCAAGACGTACATGTGTATAGACTTCTACGTCATCACCATGTGCAAAACTGTCATCCATAGTAGGAAGAGGTTCTTGCATCAGGCCTTCAGGTAGAAGACTTTTGTTAATCAGTTCTTTGGTTACGATCTCAATTACGTTACCATTACCGTCTCTATCGACAACGTAGCGGTTAAGTGGATAGTGTTTCAGCCCCTCCTTACCCATAAAGATAAGAGCGTTACCACCAACAACCAAGTGCTTGAGAGCCTGGTGTACAACGACACGATCACTGGAAGCAGCGATCGCATCCATAACCATGCGCTCCATCTTAGCAAAACTAAGGTCAAGCTCAGAACGGATTTCAGGAGGCAGTTCAGTGCCTAGCTTGTCATCACGTACCTGTAGCTTGAAGAAGGTAGTCTGAGGAGGTAGCAAAGATAGCATCAGTTTAGATGCCAACGTCACTACACCCTTAGATCCCACGGATTGCCAAGGTTGTGTAATTGTTTGATGGGTTACCCTGTACTCATCACGTTGGATGAGATAAGGAAGGGTGAGTTCTGAACACTTAACTGCTGTGTCTAGAAACTGAGAACGGTAGCTAGATAGATGATCGTACCTGCTTTTAGCGTTCATTTAATTAGCCAATGTTAAGACCACCACCGGTTCCACCGCCGATGTTAAGGGGGATACGAAGAGCAGCGAGTCCACGGGACAAGCCTTTAACACTCTGACGAGTTGAACGTGCAGTGCGTACACCCAGGTTTCGTGCGCCTAAGGTGCCGCCTACAGTGCGATTAATATCTGGAGTCAACGCTTCACGCAAAGTTTCTGTTTGAGCCATCATTGCGTCACGTTGAGCAGAAAGTTGTGCTTGAAACTCGCGTTGTTGCCTCTCCATTTCTATGCGGCGACGCGTGGCTTCAATACCAGCTGCTCGTTTTGCCTCCTCTTGTTTGTGATGTTCACGACGACGTGAGCCCATGATTAAGATTCCTCATCAAGTCTGTTTTCAATCCACTCCAACACACTGCGTTGACCAGCACGATACATGATCTGGTTTAGCGGTGTGTCAGGAGAGGGGTTAACGGGTGGATAAACATCTTCTAGTTCTTCTAGAAGACGCCTTACAGTAAGACCAAATTCAGGCATACTGTGGTAAGTTCTGGTTTGCATGTTCAAAGAACGCTGGCATACGTGCTCGCTTAGTTTCTACAAGTTCAGGTGCTTTACCTTCGTACATTAGGCGATCACTGGAATCCAGCCAAAATTTTTTGTTCAGATATTTATTAGGGTTATTAGCCTTGAGAGGCTGCATAATCCAATTAATGGTTGCCTTCCGGAGCTTATCGAGAGAAGGACTGTAATCGAGCCCAAGCTCACGACATACCAAGCTATTCGTAGCCACGTGGACTTGTTCATCTCGGCTAATGTCAGCGGAAACAGTCCTCAGCGCCGCATCTCCCGTAAAACGGAAAAAGGGTAGGAGGACAAAGAAAATCGCACGCTCGGCAACCAACGCCTTGAGGATCGTGTGATCCGGATGAGCAATCCAAGCGTCGCGGAGGCGTTTGCCTTCCTCCTCAGCTTTCTCATCAACACCCATGGAGTTGGTAATATAACCCAGTGCAAGGTCGTGCTTGATTTCGTCTTGGACGTTGGACAGTAGGAGCGGCCGTGCCAGCTCTGGTACATCATGGTTGAGAGCATCCGAGATGAAGTCACCAACTGGCAGTTCCATGTGTCGGATAGCCAAGGCGCGGTAGATTACCTCTTCCGCACCTTCGGTCACCTTGCCAGCAGTTGTTTGGACAGGAGTCCAGGTTCTTTTTCTAGAAAGTAGTTTATCGTAAGGGTTCATTCGCCGCAATTACAATCAGGAGCAGGGTCGTTAAGAAGTGACTCCAGGTAATCGTCCACTTCCGACTCGTCCAATGCAGCGTATGCACTGGTCTTATCTTGCGTGTCACCCATTACCTGAAGCGAATAATAAAGGGAGGTCTGGTCAGATGCCAGCCACTCTTCGATAAACGCTTCATCATAGGTGATCACGTCAGACCAACTATTGAAGCTATAACCGTGAAGAAGTCCCGTGCTATCCAGCATACGCATGATGCCGTTAGCCACATTGAGATATGCATCCCAGCCAACTTCCGATGCGATCTCAACAGGACCGTAATCGTAGCTCTGGACGCCAAACGTGCCGCTGTCGCGGTCTACTTGACGGGCGATAGGGGGTGCAATCTCTGGGGTGGCAGTGTAACCATCGGGGTCTTTGTACCGATAGCTGCATGAAGCAGTAGGAGCAATAGCGAAGGCACGATCCATGTTGTTAACTCGTGCAATCGACGCAGCTTGTGCAATACCACTTTTAAATTCAAGGGCAAGGGTGATGCCAGGGGTGAATTCAGTAATCGCGTCGCCACTGTTGACGACAGCAAGAGCTTCACCAAACTCTTTGTAACTTACGTTGTACCTTCGTAGGAGGTTGGCAAGTCCAAGCATCCCCAATCCAACCTGTCGATCGGATTCGGGTGGCAGGTACTCTCCAGACTCTCCAACACCTGTCCGCCCATGGAGACTGCACAACTCGGACATACCTGCAACGAAAGCCGGTGCGATGTCTTCGACGTTACAGGCAGCGAGATTGATATGCTGCAGCAGGCAAGTTCCTCGTGACGGCAAGTAAACCTCAAGGCAGACGTTACCACGGATTCGTTTTCCATATGCATCAACTTTGGTTTTGTTAAGCCAGATGTCACCCTGGCGGATACCTTGTAGCAGTGCCTGGCGGACGTTAGGCGTAGCCTCTTCCCACCAGTAGTCATTGATGTTCACACAACGCTTGACCCAAGGCAGCTCAGCGCGGGGTGCTTGGATGAACTCCAACACATCAGGGTGACAGAGGTCTAGGTGGCACACCACAGCGCCGTTCTTATAATGTCCACCCCGTCGCAGGGTTTGGTTTAGTGTTGAGTAGATTTGTGCGAATGATACAGGTCCAGAAGCTGTAAGACCCTTTCCATTTTCACTTCCTTTGGGTCGGAGCTTTGATAGATGGACTCCAACTCCTGCTCCAAATCGAAGGGCGTGTGAGACGAAT